CTGCCGGCCTTGGATAAGGTGATGTTTGCGCTGCTGTCGCAGGGAGAGTTACCAGCGTACTGCCAGTAGCCCAAATTAATTCAAAATAATCGCCAGCCTGCATGGGCAACACAAAATTCCATGCCGCCACGGCATACCCATAAATAGATGCCGACTTTCGAGCTGGAACCGTAACTAAGGTAGACGTGCTGTCTACATCTTCATCATTAATTCTTACCCAAATGGCAACCTCATGTTGTGAGTTGTCTTGGTTTTCAAGTTGTAAACTAAATTGATAGTTGTAAATACCGGAATACTCAGAGACAACCCTTGTTGGATTGCCGTTAGCGTTGTTCTCTATGGAAAAGCCTATTGTTTCGTTAACAAACGTACTGTTTAGTTGGACGGCGTTGGGCGTGTTGATACCATCGCTCTGCGTTTCTGTGTCATAAAAAGACCCGTGCGGCATAGCCAAAAAACGCCCACCAACGTTAGACAGTAATGCTTGGCTTTGATTGTCTATAGTAGAAAAGTACAGCCGAAGAATGCTGTTAAGCTGGTCTTGATACTGGCGTGAATACTCTGTAGGCCCCAGCGGCAAAGCCGGAGATTTTAGCGGTATTAACCTGCTTGGTAGATTTGCCATCAGCGCCTGCCGTCAGGCCTTGTATCAATTCTTGGAACACCTAACTGCCACTGTGTGCCGACAGTATTAGAGCTGATCTTGAACGCCATCTGTCTGCCGCGCACTCGCGTGTACACAATTTCCGTAAATTCTTGGACTGTGTAGTTCTTTTGGTTTGCATACGACTGTTCTGATGCCACTATCGGCGTCGCCCCACTACCATAAGCTGCACCAGGGTTCTGTCTTGGACGCACGGTAAACGTAACCTCTGGCTTGTTTGGCGCCGGCGTTGTAGATCCATCAAACGTGATATCAGGAATGATGCGCCACACAAAACCAAAGTTATGGCCATCACCAATATCAAAGTCTGAGGACTGGATATATGCCTCAATCGGATTTATCTCGCCCGTAAGTTCTATGTTGTCAGCGCCATTTTCGTGAAACACAATCGAATGATTGTATGTTGCGCCCATCGGATATTCACGCAATGGCGAATCCAACCACGCACTACGATCTAACGTACCGTAGTACCACACCTTGTCCAAATAATTGTATATAACGTAACGGTCAACAACAGTTGAATTTGCAGAACAATAAAACCACCAGATCTCGCTGTAGGCTTCATTGCTGCCAGCAAAGAATTGGAAGCTTTGGCTCATGTTGATGTCGCCAAATACATACTGACGCAACGAACATGGTAATGTTTCCACTCGCCCGGTATAAATGTAAAACTTGTCTCTTCCCATCCAATACACAATATTGTTGGCCGCAGCTATAGCGTTGGGCGCAACGATAGAAATATTATGAGAAAGAATGTTGAAGCTCCAGAAATACGGAGGACCAACATATTGCATAGACCAAACAGAAGCGTCCGTTAACACCAATATTTCTTGGCGTGTTTGAACTGCCGTGACAAAATACGAACCGCTACTTAATTGAAAACTGCCAGCTTGATTGGTAATAGCCGGCGTCCACAGCGCATAGTTTTCTTGGTCAGACCAGCGAACTAATAACGGATTTTGAACAGTCGATCCGTAATCGTTACATCCAAACGATATGACAAATCGAGAGGCGTCCGACACCATAACTTGTGTTGATACTACAGGACAATTGTCATCTACCTCGTACAAACCAGGACTATTAGGAGAAAGTAATTTAGCGTGTGTGCCTAAGCTTGTAAGCTCATTATTCCCGCCATAAACAGGAATCCACATATATAACGCGCCATTACGGGGATTAATAATTAAATACTCTCCGTAATTAGCTTGGCTCCACAGACGCAGCTGAGTTCCAATTGCCTCACTTGCAGACTCACCCCACCCATTAAATGTATTTGCATCGTAAACAATTGTATTGTCATTGTGCGATGCTGCTGCTGTTCCTTGGACGCCGCGCGTACAGCCTGTAAATGTGGTTGATGTAATTCCTGTGTAAGTAATTAATTCTTGCTCAATTAACAGCAACCCAGCTGACGAAAATCCAGTTGTAGAGTCAACTGTAATTGTCGTAGTAGAAGCATTAATTGAACCGTTTAGCTGGTCTACTGCTGCGCTTAATACAAATCCACCCCAACGACCAGCACTCCAACCTGTAGCTGTTGTGTAAACATCCAATCCAATATTTAATTCGTACTCTGCAATAACAGTGCCGCCGCCAGTAGCGCTAGACGTTGCAGGAGAATCTGTGTCAATCGTGTACGTGTTGGAATCAACATACGTGATTTCATATCCGCCATTAATAGTCAAACCACCAACCGGACTAGCGCCAGAGAAAAATACCGTGTCTCCAGTAATTGCGCCATGATTAACATTTGTGACCGTTACAATGTCAGAGCCATTTGTGGTGGTAAATGGATCTATTAAGCGCTGCTGGAATGGATACAAACTGTACGTGACATTGCCACCACCAGTTGTTGTATTGTTTGCAGATGATGTAACAGTTACGACAAATGCGTTTGCATTAGTAACAGAAGTTACCAAATGCCGCGTATTTAACTGTGCCGCAGGTATACCATCTACTGTGCTAGAGTTTTCAAAATAAACAACATCCCCACTAACAAGATTGTGATTGGTAATTGAAACCGTAACAGCATTAGAAGTGTTTGTTGTAGAAAATATGTTGGCGTCGGTGCTGGTTACTGCAAACACACGAAACGGTGTTACATCATTGTAAGCACCGCCATTCTCAATGTAATACTTACTATTGGTTCCAACGCCAAGTAAGTTATAGCCCCTAAGCGTTACCCAATTGATTAACGCTCTGGCTATGCCATCGTAAGTATTGCTGCTGATTGGCGTCCAACCACCAATTTTTTCAGGATAGCCAGAACGAAAGCGAACTTTATTGCACTCAAACCAACCTCCTTCGTTGGCGAGCGTCGTGCCTTCCCTGTTTACCCCCGGCCTAAACTGTAGCTGCTGTAGTGGCATTTATTTCACCGTTTGTCTTGCTGCGTCGTACTGGGCGTAGCATTGTTTGAGGGCGATCCGGAGTTCGTCAGCTTCTCTAGCGACCCCGACAAGAAATTCGCCATCCTCTCGGTAAAGCTGCTTTCCGGTACAGGCACTTTGTCCAGCGCTGGCGGAACCGGACACGGAACTGGTAGGGGTGGCGGGGCGACTTTGGCGGTCGCGCAGGCTGTTAGCAAGAGCGGTATTCCTAGCAGTAATATCCCGAATCTCACGATCCTTCTCCTGTCTCAACTTGTCCGCGCCCATCTGGAGCTGCTGCTGTATCTCAACAGATTCTTCCATAGCCTTAGCGTACTGAGCATACTGCGCGGTCTTCTCTTTGTCCCACGCCTGCTGCACTTCTGCCATGCCGCTTTCCTTACCCGTATGATATCCCCCTACTGCTGCCGCGCCAATGGCAAGAACAGCGCCAAGTATCAGCCAAGGATTCATTTCGGCTCCGCAAAATACAGCGCTATCTCATCGTTCCGACGCTTCACTAGGCCTGGCAAAACCTTGCCGCCAGCTTTAGTAAACTTCAGAAACTCCTGCTTTGCGCCCTCAAAGTCTCCACGATTATGCTTTTGCCGCAGAGTCGATCTTTGGAGCGTTCCTAGCCCAACATTGAATGCAAAGCTGACCAGCGCTCCCAGGCGATTTTCGTTAAGATTGTCAGGGCAGTAACGAAGAACACCAGCGACAAAACGCTGTAGGTCTTTCTCAAGGATCTTATCAACTTCCTCTTTGCTAAATACACGGGAATCCTCCGGTTTCAAAGCAAACTTGTCACGTTGATCTATTGGCATCTTGCCCTGCTCGGGGTACAGCACATGCCCTACCCCGATGGTCCACAACTTAGCCGGACATCTATACGGCTTGTATTTCACACCTTCATGGTGCTTGATCATTGCAATTGTGGCAACTGGCAGTTTCATTTGCCAGCCTTCGAGTTACCACGGGAACCGAACCACATGGCGATGATCGTACCCAGCAGCGCCATCTCATCAGCGTCAAACACAATCTCCATAATCTGGATTAGCTCACCGATTGATGTCACCTTGTCGCCATGCAGGAAGATCCACAGCATGGTCAGCAGGTTGATCAGCACCAGCTCAAGCACGAAGATGAACGTGACAAACGGACGGGTAGCCGCAGTCATATCCTTGACCCACTGGGAAGAGGACTCCAACAGCTTCTCTTGGTTGTTGTAGATGGCACCAATCTGGGCCATGTACTGCTGATGATCTTGCTCATCGTTCTCGCGGACTTCCTCAGTCTTGTCTGCCGGTGAGTAGCCCTTGTCTGTCAATCGGATTTGCTGCTGCATCTGCATGTGCAGGATGTCTAGCTCGTGCTTCTTGTCCGCACGATCCTGCAACATATCAAACAGTCTTGGGAAGAGAGCGACTATGTAGCCGCCGATGGTTGAGATAAGTGTCAGCATCACCGCTCCTTATTGTCCGTACATCCGTTCAATCTGTATCTCTTTGCGCAGCTCTCGCATCTTCCTGACTTCATGCACCGCCGCCTGCGTTGCGTAATACATGTCGTAGTACATAAAAGCTAACACCGGCATGATGATGAAAAACATCAGCAGCACAGCCAGCACTACCACGATAAGTGACCAAGGTACATCCTCTGAGTTGCGCTTTTCATCGTTAGCCACATTAGACCCACCGCCCACGCTATTACGAAAACGACTGCTGAAATCCACACCGCTTTTGCCCTGAGTTCCGCTATTCTTCTTTTGCGTCGCCATCTTGCTATCTGAGCTAACCTCAGTTCCTCCGCGTGGGCTTCCTCCTGCTCAACGATAATTCGCTGCCACATCTCTTCAAATTTACCCCATAGATTGCCCAATTCTGGCGGGGCTTGGTATACCATCGTCTCTCTAATTTCTGCCAACATTGCATCTAGCCTTGTTGTAATAAGAATACGTTTCAACGCTCGTCTGCCGATGCTCTCTTCACCTCGATATACCTGCTTTGCTTCCAACTGCTCTTTCAAGAACGCCTTACTGATGGCGTCATAGCTATCCATCAATGTACCAAGCTGAGTACCAATGTCAGTAAACACATCGTTTGGATCAGCCTTGGCTATCTCCTGCACCCGCTGTACTTCCGCGTGGTACTGCTGCTTCTGTGCTGGCGTTGGATTCCCGCCAGTTACCTTTTCGTACTGCGCCTTCAGGTCATCCAATACTTCTTTGACTTCGCCCGCTGCGCCCTTAATTTCTTTATAGAGCGCGACGCCCTTCTTTACTGCCGCGACCGCCGCGTTAGCAGCAGCCAAAAGAGTTAGCGGGTCCACATCCTACTAGCCGCCAAATGAAACATCTGCAATTGGAGCGCCAGAGAATGAGCCGTCTGACACAATAGAAATTGCTTGGCCAGAATTAAAAAATGCCAAAAGTATTCCGCTCATTAGTACCCCACTGTAACGATCAACTCGTCGTCATTAACAAACAGCACGTTTATTAGCCCTCTTGGCGGCCACTCAAAAAACTGACGCCTACCTGACCTACACGACTGGTAAGATTTATCCACCTTGGATTCTAGGGCGATTGATTTGTCAGAACTGTTGTACAGAATTAGCGTATCGCCCATAGAAAATTCCCCGGTTGGTATTGCTACCACCGAGGATTCTTCTATCCTGATCAGCTTGTTAGCGTGATCTTTAGTCAGGACAAATGTCATAGTTTTGGATACTTGGCTTTGATCTCTGCAATCCTGGCGGTCATAGCAGCCGCTGCCTCACCGCCTTTCCACAACGCATCCAACTGCTCGCCAAGAGCTGGATACTCAGCCCGGCGCAGCGCGTAGTAGTCAGGGTTGTCAGGCCGAACAATCTCAGACTTATCAATATCCACCACCGTAGACGCACCGCCAAACGGATCAGGAATCTCCCGCGTTTTAGGAGTTAGTGCAGCCCAAGCAGCTTCTTTGGCATCAATGTCTGCCCTGATAGCCGCTTCTTTAGATGCGATGTAAGCCGACAGATCCGCCCCTTGCGGGATGAATAGCTGCCAGTCATACGTCTGCCCGTTATGCTCAACCTTCAGGTAAGCCAGCCCACGCTCTTCATTAGCTAGGTTGGACGCAATGCCCTCAAGTGAAATCATTTTGTAGCCTCCAATCTAAAGTTCTTGCCCGGATGCTGCCCCTGTGCAGGCAGAATCTGGATGTCCTTGAATCCTACGTGCGTACACAAATCTGTCAATGACTTCGGCGTGTAGCCCCACAGATGAGGCGACAAAGCACCGCCCTTCTGGGTCTCCGGTGTCAGCCGGTCTACGTGCGCCCCAAAGATGCACATAGCCGTCATGTGCTGCTCTTCGCCGTCCTGCTCCAGATAGTCTTTGCACAAGGCCGCCAAGTCAGGCAGCTCCATTACCAGCTTGCCGCCAGCTTTTAGCGTAGCCAACCACTTGCCCAAGACTTCCGGCGCACGGTGCTGCGGCATGTGTTCAATAACATGGCTGGCAAATATCTCGTCTGCGCAGTTCTCCGGCAGATCAAGCTCCATGATGTCCTGCTTAATATCAGCCGTGTCACTGTGCATGTCCACGCCCATGTAGCCTTCCAGCCGATCCCGACCGCAACCCATGTTGAAGCGAATAGGCTGACCTTCTTCTAGCATCTGGGCGATGATCGCGGCATAGTTAGCACCACCCGTACCTTTAGGCAGACGGTCATGCCAGCGCTTATCGATGAAGTCTTTGTCATCCAGCGTCAGCGGACGGGTCGGCTTGATGTTCGTGTAGTAGTTCTTCAGGTCTACCGACGGATGCGCGGTGTACATACCTGTCGCCAAGTCCATGTGCAGACACTGAACATCTGTGTTGACCAGCAACTTAGTGCCGCGCTTGTGCAGGCGGTGGACAAAGAAGTTGTCTTCCCCGATAAACGGAATCTCATCGTTGATGTTGTTGCCGATACAGCAGAAAGGAAGCTCTGGCTCCTCTTCTTTCATGGCCTTCAGGATGCTGATTGGGATCAGCATAATGTCCATGCCAGTCTGCCATGCTTCAATCAACTGACCGGGCGCGACATCAGGGATCGTAATCCAGTCACCCTCACGCACCATGATCATGGCGTCTGAACACTTGATGTAATAGACACCTGTGATCACCGCATCAGGATGTTCCTCTGACGTTCTCAGCAACTTCTTGAACGCATCGTATGGGACAACCGTATCTTCCCCTATGAAGAGCATGTACTTGGCACCAGACTCCAGCGCCTGTTCAATAAGATAGTTACGGGCAACGTCTACCTTCTCACCGCCGATGTTGCAGAAGCCATGTGAGAAGCCCATCAGGTCAACGTGTAGCCCGTCGTACCCGTCAAAGTTTTGTGCTGCTGTTTCGTTTAGATCGCGGCGTGGCTGAGCAATTACGACGTACGGCTTGATTGTTTTGGACTCGTCGTAAATCTCTTGCATTACTGCGACTATTTTCTCTCTGCTGTACACAAGCTCTCCCTTTGTGTGGTGGTTAAAACTTATTAAAAAACGGCGATAAAGCGTAGCCTATTGGTCTTGTTGTATTTGTGGAGATTTTTTGACCGCGAACTCCAGCATGAGGAACAAAATAAATTTCTCCGCTAGGAGCTAAAACGCCGCCAGCATAAGCATTACTTGCTGTATAAACTAATGAGTAAGTAGAAACCACACCCGACGCTGAGATTTTTTGGCTCACTTCCGCACTCATTGGAACAAAATGGATGTCGCCATTAGGTGCAAGAACGCCACCATAATATGCACCGTCTGCCGTGTAAACCAAAGAATAAGTAGAAACAACGCCAGACAAAGAAATTTTTTGTCCGACATCTGCATCTGTTTTTACAAAATGAATATCTCCGTTAGAAGCAATAACGCCGCCTTGATAGGCTTGAGGACTTGTATACGCTAAACTATATGTGCTTACAACTCCTGCCGTTGATATTTTCTGTCCTACTGACGCGTTATATGGAACAAAATGAATGTCTCCATTTGGGGCTAATACACCTCCAAAGTAGGCTTGAGATGCTGTATAAACCAACGAATACGTAGAAACCACACCTGCAACAGATACTTTTTGACCTCTAACAGCAAGATGCGGCACAAAGTGTATATCGCCATTCGGGGCTAACACGCCCCCAGCGTAGGCTTGATTTATTGTATAAACTAATGAATAGGTAGAAACAACGCCAGATGCGTTTATTTTTTGCCCCCTATTTGCGCCATGAGGCACAAAATGTATATCACCGTTAGGAGCCAAAACACCGCCAATATAAGCACCAGATGTTGTATAAACTAAAGAATAAGTAGATACTGTGCCAGTTAAGTAATTTACTTTTTGCCCCCTAACGCCGCTAAGGGGAACAAAATGAATGTCACCGTTAGGCGCTAAAACCCCACCCGCATAAGCAGTATTGGCGACTGTATACACTAACGAATACGTACTCACCATCCCGCTGATATTACCGTTGGCATACGGCACACCATTAATCACCCCTGCGTCTAGCTGCTTCTTCAGGTTAGTCCAAGCATACAAGTTCGTACCAACGCTGCTGTCATCTGCTGTCGGCACTGTGCCTTCTGTCGCATCTGCGGGGTAAGTACAGAACACATCTTTACTACCAGCAGCCCAGTCAACCTTGTTGTTGCTGTTAGAGGATTCCAGCACTGTGTCGCGGGATAACGTCGTACCAGATGACGTATATGTGCCTATGCCTACTTCCCAAGCTGTTCCATTGGTAATGCAGTAGTAAGTCTGATTGCCGTCGCCAATAGCTGCAAAAGATTGAAATCCTGCGACCGCCGTACCCAGTGTGAACGTGCCAGTGCCTGTCGTTGTGCTGGTTACTTTTACTCTGTCTTTGACAACATACGGCATGATTGAATCCTCAGAACTTGTTCAGGTAAGAGCTTAGGCAAGTGTCTATGCCGAAAGGTATGGCGGGGTTAGTGGAGATTTTTTGGCCTACTATTCTGGTGGAAACAAAATATATCTCTCCATTTGGCGCTAAAACCCCACCCCTAATATCAGGCGCAGTAAAAACTAATGAATATGTAGACACAACACCCGCTGCTGATATTTTCTGACCTACCGAAGCATTGCCTGGCAGAAAATGAATATCTCCATTTGGCGCTAAAACTCCACCTACGTATGCGGTACCCCCCGTAAAGACTAATGAATATGTTGAAACTACTCCAGTAGCAGAAATTTTTTGTCCTACAGGTGCGCTACTAGGAACAAAATGAATATCGCCGTTGGGGGCAATTACTCCACCAGCGTATGCAGCTGTTGTTGTAAAAACTAACGAGTAAGTAGAAACAACGCCAGCAGCGGATATTTTTTGGCCTCTTCTGGCAGACCAAGGCACAAAATGAATGTCTCCATTGGGCGCTAAAACCCCGCCTGCATAAGCATTTGATGTTGTAAAAACTAACGAGTAAGTAGAAACAACGCCAGCCGCAGAGACTTTTTGCCCTACTACTGCCTGATCTGGAATAAAATGAATATCACCGTTAGGAGCCAAAACGCCACCAAAATATCCGTTTGACACTGTATACGCCAAAGAATATGTAGATACAACACCTGCTGCTGATATTTTTTGACCAACATTTCGACAGGGAACAAAATGTATGTCGCCATTAGGAGCTAATACACCACCTCTATGCGCACCGACGCCTGTATTTGAATAAGTGAAAACTAATGAATAAGTAGAAACAATTCCTGTAATGTAATTTACTTTCTGCCCTCTATTTGCTTCATCTGGAATAAAATGAATATCACCGTTGGGCGCTAATACGCCACCCAAATAAGTATCAGTACCTGTATAAATCAGACTATATGTACTTACTATTCCCGCTATGCCGTTATTTTTGAACGTCACTCCACCGTTGACGCTTAGCTGCAAGTTCTTCTGGAAGTTGTCGAACGCTACTCCATCCGTGCCAATAGAACTGTTGTCTGCTGTCGGGGCTGATCCCTGTACTGCCTCTGCGGGCTGTGGGACGTATACACGTTTTCTGCCAAACCCCCAGTTAACTAATGCGCCATTGTTAGAAGAAGCTAAGACCTGATCACGAGATAGTGTTGTACCAGAGCTAGTGTAAGTACCAATACCAACTTCCCAATCTGTTCCGTCAGTAATGGTGTAATAAGTTTGATTGCCGTTGCCGATCTGCTCAAAATTTTGATAGCCGGCACTTGCCGAATCAAGAGTAAAAGACCCAGTTCCTGAGGTAAAACTAAATACTAATATGCGATCGCGCGTTAAAAAAGTCATGTCAGTATTTATTTAAGTAAGAGCTAAGGCATGTGCCTATGCCTAAAGGTGCGCCAGGATTAGTAGATATTTTTTGTCCAATTGGTCCGGTATTCCCTGTAGGAATAAAGTGTATATCACCATTTGGCACAAGAATGCCGCCTGAATATCGAGTTGCAGCAGCACTTGTAGAAACTAAAGAATATGTAGAAACAACGCCCGCCGCCGATATTTTTTGGCCTCTGTTAGCGTTATATCTTACAAAGTGAATGTCTCCGTTAGGGGCAAGTACCCCACCGTTATACGCACCATTTGTTGTATAAACTAAAGAATACGTACTGACAACGCCTGCTGCTGACAATTTTTGACCCACTCTAGCGCTACTTGGAACAAAATAAATATCACCATTAGCGGCCAAAACTCCACCGCTATAAGCGCCAGCAGTTGTGTAAACTAATGAATAAGTAGAAACAACTCCAGCAGCGGATATTTTTTGACCAACAGTTGCGCTAGACGGCACAAAATGAATGTCGCCATTAGGAGCTAAAACACCGCCTTCGTATGCGACGCTCGCTGTATAAACTAACGAATAGGTAGAAACCACACCGGCAGCAGATACTTTTTGTCCTCTGTTTGCACTTGCAGGAATAAAATGTATGTCTCCGTTTGGATCTAAAACACCACCACCATAGGCACTAGTGGTCGTGTAAATCAAAGAATATGTAGACGCCACACCTGAGGCGTTTAGCTTTTGCCCCCTGTTTGCGCTTCTTGGAACAAACTGAATATCACCATTAGGAGCAAGAACGCCGCCGGCATAAGCATTAGTTGCTGTATAAACTAATGCGTATGTGGATACTGTTCCATCTATTGATATTTTTTGTCCTCTAACAGCGGTTTGCGGAACAAAATGTATGTCCCCGTTGGGCGCAAGAACGCCGCCTTGATACATAGCCCCAGAGTTATCTGTGTAAACCAAACTATATGTGCTTACAACTCCGTTTGTACTGTTGTTCCCAAATGTTATGCCGCCAACTTCGCCTACGTTTAACACAGATTGAAACGCATACCACCCAGACAAATCAGTACCTATTTGTGAATTATCACTAGTAGGAATGCTAGGCTGCACTGCAACTGAAGGATTAATACATTTAACTGTTTTTGAGCCAGCAGCCCAATCTACCTTGTTGCCGGAGTTAGACGATCCAAGTACTCGATCCCGAGAAAGCGTGGTGCCAGAAGAGGTATACGTGCCTATACCAACTTCCCAATTGTTATCAAGAGAAATTAAGTAATAAGTTGTGTTGCCGTTTCCTATAACGGAAAAATCTTGATATCCAGTAACGGCTGATCCAAGCGTAAAAGTGCCAGTCCCTGTGGTGGCGCTTGTGACTCGAACCCTATTTTTAAGAACCAGCGCCATTACGATACATTCCCAGTGACTACGCAAGTAGTTGAATTAACAAACAGTATTGTTGCTAATCCGCGTGTTGCCAAGGCTGTTGTTGGTACATCCACATCAACTCCCGCAATGTACGCATTCGTAATACTCATGGTTATGTTTGCTGAGGCATTTGTATTATTAAATACCAAAACGGCATCGCCGTTGCTAAACACGTTATCCGGCACGTTGATAGATCCGCCCGACCCAATCGCCACAACTCGGCTGCGGTCAGCCAAGGCTAGCGTGTAAGCAGTAGTCTTATCTGATCCAGACTGCGGCACACCCAGATAAACCGTAGAGGCCAGGTTAACGTTTGTGCCGTCGTTGAACACAACCTGTGTTGTAGTGGGCGCTACCTCAATGCCTGTGCCGGTAGAGTTCTTGACTGTTATGGGATAACTAAGCGTGTTGTTAACGATGTACTGCTTTTCTATCGCAGGAACGATTAGGTTATAAGCAGCATTTGCAGTGCCAACCAAGTTAAGCCGTAGATTACGGGCGGTTTGTGTAGCATTTGTATCAGTTAAGGTAAGCGTCACATCTGCATTTGCAAACGTTACGTTCGCTGACCCAGTGATAGCTTCCTCTATCGCCGTACCTAAATTGGTATTTGTCGTAGTTCCCCACGTACCAGCTTGATCGCCAGAACCAATCAACTCAATCTTTAGGCTGCTATAAGTACTTGCCATAATGCTTCCTTCTTATGCCGTATTGATTTCCTGCCAGTCCGGGTTCTGATTGTCAGCAATATCGCCCCAAGCATCCGTCTGGCTACTATCTATATCCTGCCAATTGCCAAGCATATTAGCCGTTATAGCGCCCCATGTTGTTGCTTGATTGTTAGCCACATTCTGCCAGTTGACCGTCTGATTGTCATCTATCAACTCCCACAACAAACGCCGACTAATCTCATCCGACGCAGTTGCTGTTTCTATAATCGAAGCAAAAAATTCAGCCGTTGCCGATGGCAAATCTGAGGCATTTGCCGTTTCTACAACAGAAACTAAAAATTCAGCTAAAGCGTTAGATTGATCTGATGCTGACGCGGACTCAAATATAGTCGCCATAAATTCGGCAAGGGCGGTCACTTGATCTGATGCCGTCACCGTTTCTAAGATGGAAGCAACAAATACTTTTGCCGCACTTGCTTGATCTGACGCCGTTGCAGTTTCGTCAACATCAACTTCGTAAACCAATCCACCAACCACGCTGTCTGATGCTGCTGTAGTTTCAGACACATTAACTGCAAACGTTGCCGAAACAGCCGTAGTCTCTGATGCGGTAGCCGTTTCTAATATAAACGCATTAAAAGATCTTAATCCAACAACAGAATCACTTGCTGTTGATGTTTCGGAAACAATACATCCAAGCTCTACTATTGACGCAACAGATTCTGTGGCTGTTGCAGTTTCAAAAACGTTTACGCCAAACGCACTATTTGATGAGCATGCTTCGCTTGCCGTTGCTGCTTCTGAAATTACACATCCAAATGAAACGCTTGAAACTACAGCATCAGCTGCGGTGGCGGTCTCACTAACGGATCTGCTATAAGCTTGAAGCGAAACGACTGTTTCTGACGCCGTAGCCGTGTCCGAAGCAGATCTGTCATAAACAGAACACCCCCAGCCAGCCTGACCCCATGCGCCAGAAGACCAGCCGCCCTCTGGCATTATTAATCCCCAATCTCAATCTGATTTTGTGCAAACCACCGCTGATGCATCGTGTCGCCATCAGTCCACTCAACCAAATACTCAACGTTACCATCATCATCCATGCGCATTTTCACAATCGGACCCTGCGGTACGGTTACTTTTGCGCGGACTACATCACCCTTTTTAAACATGATCTACTCCTTATTAAGCAGCCATGTTGAACGTGTAAGTCACATTCAGCACGTCACCACTTACCACTGAGCGGTCGCCCGGCGCCTGGAAATCAGATGCACACAGCAACGTACCCGACGTGCCAGATGCAACGTTTGCCAAGAATGCGCCAGCGACTGTCGTGGTGCCGTTCATCGTAAATTGCACAGCCGTGCCGTTAGTTGATACCGCTGGGTTAGCTGTAGTAGCAGCACCAAACGTAATCGCTGGCCGGCTACCAGAATAGTTTGTGTCTTCTGTCCAACCGCCCGCACCTGTAGCTCCGTGCGATGCCAACGTGTCTGTAGCGCTGATTGTCGTGTTAGCTGCTGGGCCAGTGATCAAACCCACATACCAAGCTGCCGTGTAGCCGGATCCAGTCAGCACTGTGTCGTTGATAAACTTAAGCCCAACGTTAACCACCAGGTTGTGGCAACTGTCTTCCCACTTGAGATTGCCGTTCATGTCATAGCACTCAAAGTGGAACACGCCGCCTGCATGTGCAGTGTCGGCAGTTGAACCCGTGCGAGTTACCGTGCTGGTAACAATGTCATTAGCTTTTGCCTGTTCTACTTGCATGATAACTCCTCACGTTATACGAATGATCGCCGCCGTTGCCGTGTCAGGCGGGACCTCAATAGTAAACTTCGTTGTAGTCTGCTTGTCAGACCCAAAATCCAAAACCGCTATAGATTTGTTGCCTACGCTGGAGTTGTAAATCAAAGCGCCTCTAGCTGTAAATGACGCCGGATCCCAAACCACATTATCAAAACTGACGTACGCAACCGTCCCCAGCGTTGAAACCGTCACGCCAGAAAGGTTCTCTCCACCCGCTGTGTAACCAGTTCCAGTAATCTCGTTGGTCGTTGTGTACTCAGTCGTGTTCTCGTCAAGGGTAGCAAGCGCCGTATACAACGCAATCTTCAGCGTGTTGGATTCCAGATTATGCTCACCCAGCAGAATCTCTTTCTTAAAGCTTGTGGTCAATCCTTGACGGAGCGCCATTACGTCACCTTAATCCTAACCTGGCCAGAACGGTACGCATCCTGCCGCTCAAGACCATCACCCAGACGTTTCAGCTGACCCATAGCTTCGTTGTACTTGGCGTCCACGTTCTGGATAAGATCTACCTCACCCTTCATGAACAGATAGGCTTCTCTCAAAGAGCCGTACAAAAGAATAGGATCAAAGTTATCGCCCAGCCATGTGGTGCCGCTTGCCGCATCCACGATTGATTCTGGGTAATAGTAGTAGTGCATCTCGACGTTGTACGCCTGATTGGGCGTCGGCCCCAAGATAAACGTCAGCTCTGTCGTAACCGAGTTGTTCACCACCGTCGGACCAAAGATGGCGTAGTACAGTGGCAGACCAAGATCTGTAGGCGTGGGATACGCCTCGCGGATAAAGTTCACATCCTTATCCAGCAGATAGTGATACTGCCCATCCTGATCTTCAACCGCTAGCGAATACACCGCTAGGAAATCAGATGGAGCAGACAGATACTTATTCTCCGCCGTCAGCAGGCCAGTAACGTTCCGGCGCAGCGCAGGAATCTGAACAGAGTTGTAGACCCGCGTCTCCGTCTGACGGATAAACGTGTCAATGTACGACTCAAAGTCTGAATCGTAGTTCTCGGTATACGCCTGAATAGCGGCTTTTAACTCTGTGTAAGTCATGTCAGCCCATCTTCCCGCTGATCTTGCGACCCTTGGTAGCAGCACCGTAACCACGCATCTCACCAACACCGTATGGGTTGATTGGCTTGTAGTTGCCTTTGCTGATGCCGCCGACCGACGGATTGATCTCATTCAGCACGTTTGCACCAGGGGTGTACTTGCTGTACGTATCAATGTTGGTCTTGCCGCCTTCCATCGTGTGCGGCTGGGCATACGTCGACGCAGGACCAACTTCCTTCCCCTGCTTTTTCATCGAGAACTTAGCCATTATTTACCTCTCTAGTTGCCACGCTGATTCATAGCACGCGCCATGTTGCGCCCGTATTTTTTCATGGCTTCGCCTGTTACGCCACCTTTTGCCATGTTGTGCATACGCTTCTCGTGGGTTTTAACCGCCTTGGAAGCGATAGACTTCATCTTGCTAGTATCCATTCTGAACTCCTACGTTGTTAATACGGTTACGCTATTTACTATCCCCGGCACCGCCAAATTGTTCGGCGTCAGTCCAGCATCGTTAGCCCTAGATCCGCCTACCGGATACCAGCCCCACTGAATAATCCTGCTACCGCCGCCTGGATACCCTGTTTCATCTTCTTCAGGGCCAGTATTAAACTTTGTCTGTATGCCTGTGTATCCAGACTGAATGTAACTGACATCTGGCCGAGGCTCCCGTACAGCTTGCGGGTCCGAAATCGGGTAAAGACCTAAGCTAAGTTGAGGCTGATCAGGCTCCCAGCATGTTTTACATACCTTAATCTTTACATTCTTAGTCTTAATAGTAAGTGTTTTAAGCTCTTTCAACAAATAGCGAAAGCCACATCTATCGCACTCAGCAATAGATTTTTTGCCTGAAGCATACTTACTGGGCATAGTGGTTATTCTTTAATCTGTTTTCTACCGCTGGTATTACCTGCAAGTTTTCTGGAACGTGCAGCCCTGATACATTTTTGCCTTGTAGCGGAACAATATGGTCAACGTGGTAGTTCAAGCCGGCACGTTTTAAAGCATCCCGATACACGTACAC